CAAGAATTTGCCGATATCTTCAACAAAGATGCTGGCGCAGGCGATGGCAGTACTATTAGAGATCTTATCAGTACATACAATCGCAATATTTCCATCAACGAACAGATCATTGCCCAAGCAGAAGCAGATGCTCCTGCCAGTGGTTACGACACAAATCAACTGTATGTTCTTCCGTTAAACGATGACGGTACGCTGATGTTGTCGGAAGCATCTATGGATGATCACATTCCAGATGCCAGCTGGGACTGGGCTGATACCACTGGTGCTACGTCAAGCGACACAGCACCCGTCAACCCTAGCGTTGGAGCCAAGTGGTTAGATACTCGCCCTGTTGCTGAGTTCGGAGAACCAGTATTAAAAATATGGAACGGACATTTCTGGGCAGGCAACGCTGTTGATGCGGGTAGTGTATTCAAATCGCCTAAACGTGATCTGTATGTCAGCTATCTAAACGGTGACGGACGTCCACCCAACGGTGCTCCATATACCTTTGGTATAACATTTCCACCAGCAGCCGCTGAAGGACAGTTTCATTTACGCACAGACTATTTCCCTAATCGCTTGTTCCGTTACAACGGTCAACATTGGATGAAATTTGAAGACAACGTCCGTATGACGCTAACTAATTCACATAATCCAACAGAAGGTAATCCTGATAAAACACTACCACAAGAAGTGTCAACAACTCGCAAAACACAGCGTACAGGCTTTATCAATAACAATAATACCGCTACTATTGCTGGTCAAGTTGTACAAGAACGTCAAGCATTAAGTAAAGTATTAAAACCAAGGGCAGATAATTAAGATGGAAAATATTCAAGAAGGCATTGAGCTATACAAAAGATTAAAGACTAACTGCCGTTGTGGTTGCGCCAATCACTGTGGACACAGTTGTTTGGACTGTGACTCGTGTACAGAATGCGATTG